TTGTAGGAGGAGGTATTGATGATGTAACAAAAATGTTCAGCAAGTAAGTAGATACATGTTGTATGATAATTACAATATGTATTATGCAATTCGTTCTACATGCATTTGATTTTCGATTATTTTTACGTTGAATTCTACACGACATTGAGGACATTTCTTTTTATCAATTTTTTTGATACAATCCTCACAAATTTTATATTCGCAAATAGTGCATTTAACAACAAAAGCTTGGTTTTCCATACAAATATTACATTCAGTCAATGTGGGTGATACAGAAAAAATGGGTATTTCTGTACCTAAGTCTATTATTACTTGATCTTTTTCTTCTTTTTCTTCTTCTGGATCCAACGTATCAATAATGTAAATGTGATCAGCACAACACGATTCTTCTATCCAGTATTCTACGTTGTACTTATCACTAATTTTTTCAATAATACTATACAGGATTATATTTCTAAAAATTAGAAGAACATAATTCAAAATACCAATACTAATGAGTAATGAAAACACTATTATAACAACTTTCATGAAAGCAGTAGCATAATTGGAAAGTCTTCCTATTTGCCCAACTTGAAAGAAGAGAATGTATCCAATTAAAATTGGAAGTGTAAATGTAATTATATGAATAAAAACTTTTGATAAAGTAAATATAATAGACGCGGTATTGTTGTATATTTTAGGACGATCTGTAAAATCGTATGACATACGTCTATGTTCGTAACTCATAATGTTGATATTGATTGAAACTGTTGAAATAATTTAGTACATATTTATACTGGGTTATAGCTTTAAGTCATTTTCATTGTTATTTATTCAGTATCTTCAATCTCTTTACGAATTTCCATGAGTGAAATATCATTTTCTAAAGTCCTTTTTCTGCGATTTACGAGTTTTGCAAGATTAGTTGCTTTCAATAAACGCCCCATTTCAGTGTCTGGCTTGAATTTAGATCTCAATGCGTCTTTTCGATGGACTTCAAGAACTTCTTTTTCCAAAGGAGCACTTTTATGAAATAGATTGTAATGTTTTCCTTCTTTTCCAGCTTTTTTAATAGTAGATAATCTCGCTTTTGCAATATCTGCACTTAATTCTGATTTTGAATCCAAAGAGAATTCTTCGTAAACAGCAGGATGACTTTCTTTGAATGGAACAGCAAGTAAATAATGCGATACGGAACTCCATTTACGACCATCTGGACTGGAAAAGGAATCTTCCATCCAATCATCATCTAAACGTTTTCTCCATAGATCAAAACCGACTAGTTGAGAGAATTCACTCCTTCTTCTGTAAGGAACATAGTCTGCATCCACGTCACCAGGTTTTTTCTTTTTATCGCTATTTGCATGAAAAGATATTGTGATCTCAGGATCGAATAAATCACTTCTATCTTTTTGGAGATCGACACCATCTTCGTCATCGGTACTTTTTGATTGGGAAATTTCAGGAATACCTAAATCTTTTCTAAATTGTCTGAATGCAGGAATGCGAGTATAATAACTCTGATCATTATTTTCGATACATTTTTGTATAACTTTTATTTTTATATCATATGGAACTTCGCCGAATTTGAATATTTTTTTATCTTTATAAGAGACAACTTCATAATGAAGTCCGCCAGTGTAGTTGACAATAATGTAGTATTGTGGGTCGTAATTTGCATATACGGAAAGTTCGTCATTTGCTTGTGTACATCTCATTGCGTTATCAAGATCATCCGTAGATTCCAAAACAATAACTTTCATGTTTAAAAGCAACTCTAATGTAGATACCCCCCAGGTATTTGCCCAGTAATCAGGAGTTTGTATAAATTGTTTGAGATCTTCAACACTATGTATGTTTTCCATAAACATAAATTCATCCAATAACTCCTTAGTACCCCCCTTTTGAACATTTTGTTTTGTATACTTTTGTTTTACTTTTACTGCTTCATTTATAATTTCTTTTTGTTTGTTTGATTCCATTGTTTTATCGCTTTGTTTTTTCAGATCAGAGTTTATTGTTTGTAATCGTTGTAGTTCTTCTTCAGTAGATTCGATTTCTGCCTTTAAGCCATCATATATTTCTTTATAATTTTCATATAATTCTATAGTCACTTCTTGAGAGAGAATTTTCCTTAGTTTCTGTACTGTTGTTTTATGACCTATTTGTGCATAAGCATCACGAATAGCAGCGAAAAAACAATCACCTCCACCCTCATTTGATAGAATTTTATAGTTTTTATTACGCATATATTTTACAATCCATGAATCTTGTGCGCTCTTGTTTTTCTTGTAAAAATCTCTCATTTTTTTTGCATCTTCTTCTGTTTCTATTGGCCATGAAGGAACAGTAGGTAATACTTCATCTTTATCAAAAACGTCATTTAGTGTTAGTGGCTTATCGTTATCAGTTTCTAGAACAGAAGACGAAACTTTTTGTGATTCCTCATCTATTTTAGGGATTTTAAACATTTCGTCATCATCGTCATCATCTATATCTAATGGGTCGGTTTTTTCTTTATCATCACCTTCATATTCATCTTCATTTTCATTTTCATTTTCATTTTCATCTTCATCATCGTATTTTATAGCGTCACCATTTTCTTCACCTTTTTTTAATGGAGTTTCAATTGATATATTTGGGTTATTTGGACCACTTGAACCATTTTTCTTCAAATATTCAGTAGATACAAAAGAAAACAACAAAGGATCTCCTAATTTATTCAAGTCAATGTCGCCTTCATCATCAACTATTGATATTGTTTTTTTAGTTTCCACTTCAAATATTCCGATTTTTGCTTTGATTCGATTTTTAGGACTCATTAGGTAAATAGGGTAATATATGACACCCTTATCCGCATATTGCATTCGTGGCGCGCCAATTGCAACAACATATTCTGTATCTAATAATTCAATAATATACAAAGCGGATTGATGGTCTTTATCTTCAACATCTAAACGATTTGTTTCTGGATAAATAATTTCCTGTGCTTTCAAAATTTGTGATGCTACCATTGTTATATAGTTTTAACAGAATAATATTATTTTCGTTTATATTCTTCTATTCTTCCATTGTTTTTTCTAAATATTATAATATAACAATGTCATTGGCAACTTTAAAACGAAAAACGCAACACAAGTACAATAATAGTAGTGTGAATCAAACTAATTTTTCGATAAATGGAGGTTATAGAAATCAAGGTTATATTGGTCAAACATCAATATCGAGAACCAATATTCGAACACCTGCAAGTGGCATAGCAATGCATGGTCATGGATCCTGTTGTGGAAACTATGATGTGAATCCTTTGAAAACATCATCAATAAATACAACAGAAGATAGTAGTGTTATTAAGCCATCTGTTTTAGGAACAAGAGGAATGATTCAAAAACGACATCGTTGGGTAAGACGTCCAGGGCCTTATTCCAGTACAAAACCAGGTGATGCTATGAATCAGAGCTGTGGTAGCGATTACATATTGTATAAGCGAAAAAAAACGCTTAAAGAATGTATTGCACCAGAACAGCAATCAAGTGATTCGAAATGCTGTAAATCTGCAACAAAATCAAGCGAAAATATAGGAGTTGCAATATCACAAGGGGATTATATTTTAGGACTAATTGGAGAATGTGCAAATTTAGATATTTCTTACATAGAATATAATCAAACCCAAAATATAACAAACGCGCCATTCGGATGTTAGTGACCAAATATTTACAAATAAGAGTTTATAAGTAAAAGAACATCTTTATTACATGTATTGACAACATCTACTAGTGTCTCTGAATATTCTATCCAGTCAAGTGGCATACTGATTATACCGCTATTAGATGCATCATCATCTCTAAAAATAACAGTTTCAGTCTCATCTATACTGTTTTTTTTTAAAATGTTAATAATAGTACATCTTTTTCTATCAACTGTTTCATAGTAAGGATATTTAATATAGATCCAATAACGGTTTGTTTCATTTAGGTTGAACATAATATTTTTTATTTGAATATGAAATAAAAAATTCACATAAATTCAATTTTCTAAAATTTCTCTCAAAAACTTCTAAATATTTCAAAAAAGTTTTTGTAAAAATTCATTTTGAAATTCTATGAAAATCCCTAAAGATCCCTAAAGATCTTTAAAATTCTCCTAAACTTTCATTTTTTCCAAATGTAAATATATTCTTTGTATTTTCCATCCAGGTTTCTTTCTCCTTTTTTCATTAAAATTTTACTGGAACATTTTCCTAAAATAGGAAGACAACCTTGTTCATAAATATTTTCCGGAACATTTAAACAATAATTTCCCCCTTTTTTCAAATGCCTAAATGTTTTCTGAATTAATGGTTTATAGAATTCTTCATTCCATTCATAGTGATTTCTATAGTTATTACTTCGTTTAGTGGTTCTGTAAACTTCAAGATCATAATAAGGTGGTGAAGTTAATACCGTATCATAATCCATTTTAGAATAATCAACTTTGAGAGCATCTTCAAATTGTAACTGTATATCAGTTTTATTTTGTGGATCTTTTTTCAACAATTTTACCATATTTTTGTAAGGTTCTTGTAAATGTGTATTTATATCGACACCATAGTATGCGTCAAGTGAAAGAGCACAAGCGCCAACTAATCGTCCTCCCCATCCCATGGTAAAATCTAAAACGCGTGTTGCATTAACACGACAGTATATTTCCATTGAAAGTAGTGGCCGGAAAATTGCGATTGATGAAAAATATAAATTATAAATGTACTTGTATTTTCGTATTTCATCTATCTTCCTAGGTTTGTAGAAATCAAGCATATTTTTCACGTAATTCTTTTTAGCGTATTTCTGACGATTCTTCCAAAAATCATAAAAGCTAACTTTTTGATGTCCTTTTGTATGCAGTCGTTCAACTAAAGTAAATGTATCCACAATATTATTGCCTAAAGTAGTTCTAGATGACGCCTTCTTTGCTTGAGAACAGGATATATTTTTTAATTTCATGAATTCACTGTATGCTTTATTTTCATCAGTGCTATTTAACATTTTGGCAATATTTTCGTTTTTATTATAACTTTTCTTCTTTGTGGTATTAAGTTTTCTTAGAGACTTGTTATTCTGTCCTTTTTCTCTCAATGTTTTCATTATATATTATGGTAAGAATAACATAGGAAATACAGTATAATAATATATACTGTATTTTTATAGGTAAATGAATTTCGTAACATTTTTAGCAACAAAATATTTTACAAAAGAAAAATGGGCTGCAATCATGTTGTTTATAGTTAGTTTGGCATATAATGTGCTCCAAACCAACGGAATCACACGTATAACATCAAGTATGATTAATTTTGCCCAAACTAGAAATGAAAAGAAAGTGAGAGAACTTTTCTTTTATTTTGTATATGCAATTATTGCATTTTTGGCGTTATATTGGCTCATGACATACTTTCAAAATTTATTATTAACAAAAATACGTCCATGGGTGAGAGGTCAAATTGTTGATTTATTGCTAAAAACGAATAATCAGAAATTTAGTGAAACGAATTTCAGCAAGTTAAATTCTCCCATCAATAGAATAACTGATTGTTATTATTTTATCACGAATGGTTTTGTTTCCTATCTATTACCAAACCTAACATATTTATTAATAACATCTGCTTATTTTTCATTTTTAAGCCCCATGTACGGTGTCGTGTTTTTAGTTGGTAATGCATTACTAATAGCATATTATTCATATGTTCTTCCATCTATAGTAAAAGCAAATGATGATTACGAAAAAACAATAGTGAAATCAGATATTCATTTAATCGATTTACTGAATAATGTTGACAAAATTATATATCGTGGGCAGTCATCATCTGAATCAAAAGTATTTACAGGTTTATCAGAAGATAATGCGAATATGGGGGAAAAATACTACAATTTAACGAATATGCACTCGATCATTATGATTGCTATTATATTCGTTGTCATTTTAGTATCGTTATGGATGTTAATAGGGTTGTATTTCAAGAAGAAAATAGATGCGACAATGTTTATAGCTTCATTTACAATATTGTTATTATACAGAGAAAAAATGACGTCAGTAATCGAAATTTTGCCAGATATAATAGATTGTTTAGGGAGAACAGAAAACGTTTTGATTCATTTTCAACATGTAAATGACAATTATACTACCGTAGAAAAAGATGATTTGTACGGAAAACATGATTTAGAATTTAAAAAAATACAATTCCATAATGTGAGTTATAGGTATGGAAACAGTTCATCAAATGTTTTTGAAAACCGTAATTATTTCATGCAAACTGAAAACAATCAAGTTATAGGTATTACAGGAAGATCTGGCAATGGTAAATCAACGTTTGTAAAATTATTACTTCGTATGTATGAATGCAGTGGAGGAAAAATAACAATCGACGATGTTGACATAAAAAACATTGACCCAAATTATATAAGACAAGAGATTACGTATGTGAATCAAAATTCCAAATTATTTGATCGAAAAGTGGTCGATAATATGTTGTATGGATGCAAGAATAGACAAGTATGCGATTACTTTCTGGAACGTATTATGAAATATCCAAATATAACAAAATTATATAGAAATACAGATATCAAAAACAAACAAGCTGGATTATTAGGAGAAAATTTGTCAGGTGGACAAAGACAAATAGTGAATATGATAGGGGGGTTAGTAAACCCATCTAAAATACTTGTATTGGACGAGCCTACAAATGCATTAGATCCTGAATTGAAAAAAGAAGTTCTTGGGTTAATAAAGGATTTTAGTAGATATAAACAAGCGATTATAATTATTACTCACGATAAAGATGTGTTTCCATTATTTACTCAGCAATTGCAAATGTAAAAAGTTGATATTATAAGAATATATAATATGAATATATATGCAATCTAGTAAACGGTCACTGCGAAATGTTTTATTGCAAGAAAATAAAAAACCTAAATTAGGTAACAGAAAATGTGGAGGGACAAAATCAAAAAAAAGTCCTATAACTACAAAACCCAAAAAAAGTCCTAAAGGGTTAAGTAATGAATCATCAAAATCATCATCTCCTTACATGCATAAAGTTCCTGGATATTTAGTAGAACCTATAAATGCGTCATTAGAGAAAGTAAAAAAGGCAAAAGTACATGCAGTAACTCGTAAAAAGAAAAAAAATTGGAAAAAAGGTACAATAAATGCTCTGAAAGACCCTTATAATGCAATGCAACGTACTTATAAGAATATAAAAGAGCTAGTGAAAAAAGGTCCTAATAAAAGTAAAATTCCTTATGTTCCAGAGCAAGACATTGATGTGCCATTGGAAGGCACGTGTCTTGAAAATGATGCATTAACTGACGTAGAGTTACAAAGATTATTAAGGATTAAAGATATAAACCCTGAAGGATTTAAAAATTTTGTGGAAAAATTTTGCAACAATAGAAACCGGTTATTGAAACATAATTTTGATACTTTGTATCCCCATTTATTTGAATACCTTAAAATAGAAAATTTTGAAAAAAAGACGGATGAACATTTAAAATATAAAAAGACAGACGATGGTATTAGAAAACTACGAAACAAAGAAAAGGAACTTGCTACAGAAGAAGCGGAATTAAATGTATTCGATAGGGATTTTGAATATGCTCTTAATCGAAGTGAAAGTGACAGAACACCTGAACGATTAACAAAGAGGTCCAGATCTAGTTCCAGGTCCAGATCCAGGTCCAGATAATTATTAACTATTGACAAACTTTACCATATCCATATATTTAAAAATAGCTCTACTAGAAAGACTTTTCTTATCTTTTTTAGAGCATTTTGCAAGTGTTTCAATGTTTTGCTTAATAACAAATTTCCAAATCCATTCTCCTTTACACTCATCGAAATAATCTTTTCCTTCTTGTAAAAACAAAAATAAAACTTCTGTAATTTCATCTACTTCATTTACTTTATTTTCTTCATCTATATATTCCATAACTAGTGTTTGAAATGCGACCATGATATTTAATATTCTTAAAACTGGTAGCATTTTTAATTTCATTAAATTCACTAAGAATACAGACATTGCTTTTCGTGCGTCATTTTGTTTATTGTTATTACAGTACAGTTCATAATTATCTTCTGGGTCAGAATACTCAATAAATTTTATGTTGCTTACATATGTAGTAATATGTGCAGACAATATTTCTTGAAATACTTCGTTATGTGAAATAAGCTCTTTATAGAGGTTGGCGTAAATATCCGAAAAAAATTTATTTGTGCTAGCAATTTGAAAAATTAATTCAGAGATTTTTTTAATATTTTCTTGTGCATTTATATTTTCTTCGTTACATGTATTTATAAACTTATCTAAATTAATTAAAATAGAATCCCTTTGATTTTCGTAATTTTTCTTAGACATTTTATTTAATGCAACACGTATTTCTAGAAGGTATTTTTCCATACCTACCTTTTCTTCTTTTACAGAGGGAGCATTAAATGTTATTCTAGTATCTTCCCATGAATCCGCATTAGTAGTTATTCTACTATGCATCTTCTTTCTTCTATTTGATTGTGAAAAATCGGACTGTTTATTATTCTTTTCCGGTTTGTCCGCGTTAATAGGAACAATCTGTTTATTAATAACATCAATTGTATTTAGCGTATCATCATCGATTCTATATATATTTTTTGAATTTTTCAAAATATCGTAAAAAAAATCTAATCCATACGAAATCATTTATAATGATTGTAGTTATTTTTTTATATGATTTACGTAAAACATATAAACAGATAGTAGTAAAATATTTAAATGGAAAATGAAATAAACAATTGGGATGAAATAGGAGTGAAAGAAGAAATTTTGCGTGGAATTTATGGGTATGGCTTTGATAAACCAAGTGACATACAGAAAAAAGCAATAAAACCTATAATAGAAAAAAAAGATATTATTGCACAAGCACAATCTGGATCTGGGAAAACAGGAACATTTGCCATATCTGCACTCGAAACAATAGACGTTTCAAAGAAAGAAACCCAAGTACTCATACTATCTCCAACTCATGAACTGGTACATCAAACAGCAAGAGTTGTTCAAGATATTGGTTCGTATTTACAGGGGTTGGTTATAAAAATATTAATAGGGGGTACTTCAACAAGAGATGATATTCATTTTTTCAATGAAAAAACACCACATATTGTAGTAGGTACTGTAGGTCGCGTATTAGATATGTTTCATAAAAACCAGTTACTAGGAAATGACTTGAGATTATTAATTTTGGATGAAGCTGATGAAATGTTAAGCCAAGGATTCTATGAAAAAATAAAAATAATGTTTCAAAACTATTTTCCGCTAAAAATGCAAGTGGCATTATTTAGTGCAACTATTCCCAGTGAAGTACTTGCTATAGGAGAAAGATTCATGATAAATCCAGAGAGAATTTTAGTGAAAAGAGAAGAATTAAGTCTAAAATGTATTGAGCAGTATTTTGTAGCTCTTAATCACGACAATATGAAATATGAAACCCTCAAAGATATTTATTCGATGATTTCTGTGGATAAATGCATTATTTATTGTAATACATTACGAAGAGTAATTGATCTTTACAATAACATGACACAAGATAATTTTTCAGTTTGTTGTATTCATAGTAACATGTCAAAACAAGAACGTCACAATAATTTCATGAAATTTCGTAATGGTGATACAAGAGTAATGATAAGTTCTGACATTACAGCACGCGGTATAGATATTCAACAAGTAAGTTTAGTAATTAATTATGATCTAACGAGAAACGTCCATACTTATTTACATCGAATTGGAAGAGGTGGAAGATGGGGGAGAAAGGGTTTAGCAATAAATTTCATCACAATGTATGATATTCCGGAAATTAAAAAAATAGAAAATCATTATCATATAAACATTGAACAATTGCCACAAAATTTCAGTACGATTATTACATAAATAATGTTTTCGTTTATATCATAATAACGATTTGTGATTATGATATAAAATGAGTTTATTAGATTCTTTTGGTAATATTAGTTACTTTCAAACAATAGGAATTCATATTGACAGTGCAAAAGATAAACCGGTACAAAGTGATGAAACAATTCAATCACCACATTATGCAAGTACTGCGTTCAAATTACCAATTGAATATTTAGACAAAAACGAAGTATTTACTCTAAATAGTAATGTTATTTCTGATCTTGAACTAGTAGAAACCGTTGACGCTTCCATGTCATCAATTTATTCCAATACATTTGAGACAAATAATGGATTTGCAAAACAAGTTCAACCGAAATTCCAGAAACTTTGTACAACAAATAAAGAGTTTCTAAAAGATACGCAACATGTGATAGAAAATATGGATTATTTTTTAAATATTGAAGATACAGTAGAAGAGAATACAAATTGTAAAATGACACAGGAGAATTGGACTACTGTGAAGCATGATCCGCAATTTTTTGAAAAATATGGTTATTTAGATTGGAATATACTAAAACCTTACAATGAAAACGCGCTAGTGTTACAAGGGATCTCATTAAGTAATATGTTATCACCTGTAATGAGTTTCATCTTACCACTTTTATTTTTACTTTTTCCATTCATTATTTTGAAGATACAAAAAATTCCAATAACATTGGGAATATATTTTCAAGTATTGAAGGATATTGCACGCAACCATTTTATAGGACAAGCCATTTCTATTTTTGAGTCGTTTTCGCTTCAAAAGTTCATGTACTTTTTTTTCATGTTAGGATTGTATGGATTTCAAATGTATCAAAATACAGTTCAATGTTTGCGTTTTTATAAAAACATGGAGAGAATCAATAAGGAGTTATGTGAATGGAAAATATTTAGGAAAATGTCATCCGATAAGATTGAACAATTTCTTTACAAAAGTGAATTACTAAAAACATATGCACCATTTCGCAGTGAGCTTATTTGTAATCTGGATGTTTTGCGCAAAATAGAAACATTATTAGAGCCAATGCGACCATTTTCATGCTCTATTTCAAAAACGACAGAAATTGGATACATGCTAAAATGCTACTATGAACTTCATAAGAATCCGGAGTTTGAATCAACCATATTATTCTGTATGGGGTTTGATGGGTATTTACATTTGATGAAAGGAGTAAATAATCAATTGAAAACAGGAATACTAAATAAAGCAGAATACATTGAAGAAGACAATATTACAGTAACGCAAATCGATATTTCAGGAGAAGAACAAATTGTCAAAAAACAGTGTATTATAGAAGAACAGTATTATCCTACTCATAAAAGTGAAGATGGATGTGTAAAAAATGATGTTGTTCTTGACACATATGGTGTAATTACTGGTCCAAATGCTTCTGGAAAAACAACTTACCTTAAAACAACTGCAATAAACGTAATTTTGTCTCAGCAATTGGGTGTTGGATTCTATAAAAGTTGCAAAATGAAACCATATGGTCATATTCATTCTTATTTGAATATACCTGACACATCTGGAAGAGACAGTTTATTTCAAGCCGAATCAAGAAGATGCAAAGAAATCCTTGACGTAATAAAAACGAACAAAGATAAAACGCACTTTTGTATTTTTGATGAACTGTATTCAGGAACGAATCCAAAAGAAGCAACAAAAGCTGCCCATGCTTTGTTAGAATATTTGCGTCAATATGATCACGTCGATTTATTCTTAACAACACATTACGTTAGCATTTGCGACGAATGGGAAGAAGATAATGAAAAACGGTCTATCTGTAACTATCGAATGAAAGTTATAGAGCATGAAAACGGAAAAAATACTCCTACATATCGTATTGAAAATGGAATTTCTCGTATTGAAGGGGCAATGTCAATATTAAGTGATATGGAATATCCTGAAGAAATGCTAACAATGATAACAAATAACAATTCCACTCACGATTCTGTAATTATTAATAAAAATACAAGTAGTATTGATCTATGATTTTTCATATTTTGATTTACACCCTTGAAACTTCAAATACTCATTAGTATAAAATAAAAACAAAGTTTTACTGTTTTTTATGGAAATGGTGATTTACGTATTTCTGCATATTGAAATAAGTTAATTCCTTATCTTTAGCTTCGTCTCCAAAAAGATTAGATAGCTTTTGATCTGGTAATATTTGACGCTTATTCGTAGGACATTGTAAATTATTGTCCTTAATGTATTTTATTAATGTTTTTGTGACGTTTGTTCTTGAAACTAAACTATTATGATCAATTCCCATAAATTCACACATTTCATTCGATACCTCTGTGGGTCTAGCAAAACCGCATGGTTTTCTTGATATCTTTGGTTTATTTACGTGTTTCAATGAAGAATTTTGCAACTTACTAGCAATTTTTTTTAATTGCTTTTGTCTTTCCTTCATTTCGTCTAATGTTTTCTTCACTGATTTAATTGATGCATCATTATTTTCAATTATAGAAAATATTTTTTCATAAACATTCAAACTAGGTTTCGTGATTGTCTCTTCTGAAATATCCATTTTTATAAATACATTAAAACAAAGTATTTATATGAATTTTATAATGACTTTAAGTTGTCTTTTTTTGTTGCTTACTGCGCTGAACTTTGGTAAATCCTTCTGAATCGTCATTTTCATCAGAAGACTTGTTTCCTCTATTTCCGCGTGGTCGATTAGGTGGTCGTTTCTGGTCGTTTGTTGCTCGTTGTGCCTGTCTTGTCTCACACATCAACTTTCCACTATTTATTCCGGTAACATTTGCTGTTTGAAATTGATGCTCGCTACTGGAAGATTCGGCTAATTCAAATTCAACGTATTCACCTTGAACAAGGTATTTGTACTGAGAATCTTGCACTTTTACGGTTGTATAGTGTGCAAATATATCACAT